TACAGCAGTTATAAATGCTTTACCTGTATAAGTTGAACCAAATGTTAAATCAATTGTAGCAGAGGTTAAATTAAATTTAACAAGTCCTGTAGATGTTGAATTATCTACAGCAAGATTTCTTAAATATAATGAGTTTCCTGTAGTACCTACTTTTGCAAAAATACTTAATGTATGATTTGTACTAATAGCTTGAGATGTAGATACTCTAAGCATAGATTCATTAAGAGCAACTGTTCTAGTAATTGTAGTCCCAGTTGATGTTCCATTTGGAGCATTTATACTATTTGCTGTTATTGTTCTATTACTTCCACTCCATACTACATTAGTAAAATCTTGTGAATAAGTAAATAAATTATTCCCGCCTTGTAGGTAAAGTTGTTTATCTACTACATCACCATTTTGTGTAGATGTTCCTGTTACTTGTAAAGCACCTGTGCCTTGGTCGTATGTTTGACCGATAAACAGATTGTTACCTGTAAATTGTAAGTTAGCAGAGTCGGTTACAGCACCATCTGTAGTAGCATAAGCAACACGACCAGATGTTAATGCACCTGTAGAAGCTACAGCACGACCAGCAGGGTAAGTACCGAATACGTCTTTAACACCAGCACTAAAGTTGACAGCACTACCACCATTAGATGAAGCAAGGACAGTTGTTCTAGCTAATGTGCCTGCACCTACTGTGCCAAGACCTACTTCCCATTCTGAACCTGTAGGTGTAGAGATAGTATAGTAAGTAGTATTTGTATTACCTATAGCTGTGCTAAAAGATTGATAGCCAGTAGTAGCTCCAGCAAGCGTAAGCGTACCAGTGCCAGTAGTCGTAGAAGTTTCAAGTACCCTATCTTTTATTACTAAAGCCATTTATATTCCTTTATCGTTTAACGTTTAACGTTAATCTAATGTAACTGAAAGGTTGCCTGTAGCAATCTTGAATACATCGCCAGAAGTAATTGCTTTAGATACGTCTAATGGTGTGTGGTAAAGTAAGTTGCCTGATGTAGAAGCATCATTAATACCAATCCAACCTACTGTCCCCCATGTGCCTGTGGCTGTTGGGAATGTGACATCACCAGAGTTAGTAGATACGCCACTAGAAGGAGCTCCAAAAGTTACTGCCGTTCTAGCGTATGAGCCACCACTAACCTCTGTACCACTACCTGCGTCTGTAGGGTCTGAAGTCCATAGTGATACATATACTGTGGCTACGGATGTGTATGTTGTGTTGCGTAGGGTAGCGTTGATTAACGCATTTTCTAGGTAGGTACTTATTTCGGACATAATTTTTCCTTATCGTGGTGTTACGTTTAATGTGGTGTATGCGTATGTTTGACCTAAGTCACTCTTCTTAATATTTTCAATAGCTCTATCATATAATGCTGACCATGTTGCTATTCTAGCGTCATTAAGAAGATAGGGTTCTGCTTCTGCTAGAGTTGCGTAAAGTAAAGCATCTGGATAATATGCTAAGAATAAGTTACTAGATGTTGTAACAGATATAAATGTAGGTTGAGCATAATATAAAATTTGAATAGTGTAACTTGCGTCTTGGCTAGGTGCAAACTGAAACTCTGTGCCTAACATTGTAAAGAAATGTGAACGACCTGATAATGATGTTTGACCATTACGGAAAAATAAGTCAGGTGATTGATACTCTAAGATAATAGGTGGGTTACCCTGAAAGTGCATCTCTCTTAACTCTAAGAAGTCAGTAGGAAACGCTACCTTGTTATCTGTAGCTACAGTAGTTGCAACCTTTAACATAGATTCAGTTCTTAAATCACGACTCATTCTTAATTGAGCCATCTGAACAAAGTCAGGTATGACAGTTGTTAAGTCTGTACGTGCAAGATAGCTTTCTACTGTAGAAACAAAGTTTGTATAATTTGTAAAACTCATTTGTAATCCTTATTGTTTTTTAACTAATACGATACAACCATTATCTATCTTTACTTGTTTAGTAATAGTAAAGCGAGTGCTGAGATGTTTATTCCACCACTCTAAAGGTTGTTGTATAAGATGTGCGTTTCTACCGTCAGGTAAGATTTTCATTGCAGGACCAGTATGTATTGTAAATAGTCCGTATTTATCTACTACTCTTTTTAAATCATCTAAAACATTATCTAATAATTCAGGTTCTATGTGTTCAAGAACGTCTATACATGTTACAAATTCGTTTGGTTCTGGTGTTTGACTCCATAATGGATTACTAGGTTCGTAAGGTGTGTAGATGACTTCTGACTTCATACTATCTTTTAGTCTACATTTACCTGCACCGTAGTCTAATAGGCTTGTAATACCAAAACTTTTTATCACGTCATCAACAATTGGTGCAAAGAATGTACTAGCTATCCCATAGTCAGGGTTCTCATGCAGTTTTGTCTGCATATCTCTATATTCGTTAGAGATTAAGTTGTTCAATGACTTCTTTCCATGTTCTATCGTCTTGATAAATTAGTCTCATGTGTCTATACCAAGGCATACTAGGTTGAGCATATCTCCATTGGTGATATTTAGGTACTAAGCACCATGTTTTAACGCCCATGGCAGCGCTACAATGTAAAGCTGTAGTATTGACCCCTAAAACCATATCGCAAGCTCCTATGAGAGCTGCTGTATCGTCATAATCTTTTGCGTCAGACGCTAATTCAAAGTACTTAACACCTTCAATCTTGTTCTCTACGTTATAGTCAAGACTGACTAACTGTATGTCTTTACGTTTTAGTAGTGGTTGTAAGTCATCTTCTACAAGTTGACGACCTTTAGCATTAGTTCTAAATGTGCCACCTTTAGTTGTGATACCTATAACTTGTTTACCCCATGCTTTAAACATGGACTTCCACATATCAACTTTATCTTTATCAGGTACTAGAAAAGGAGTCCCAGGAAAAGACTTGCTTGTTGGTCTGCAAAACTGAGGTAACCCACCAATTGCACATCTAGCATTAATTGTAATATCATTTATCCACTCCGCATTTTCATCCCTGCGTGTACCATATACTTCTGCATTAGGAAAACTACGTTGAAATAATGTTTCTAATCGTTTATCGCACTCTATGTATACTTTATTGCTAATAGTTATTACATCAGGAATACATGAAGCATAGAATATCTCATCACCTAGACCTTGCTCACCATAGATAATTAAGTTTTTATCGGATGAACCATCCCATTTAACTTCGTCTTTATAGACTATCTCTTTACGGAATTTGCCACCTAATGACTTATCCCATTCTATCCAACCTTTAACCCATTCACCTTTGGCTAGGTAACTATGAGCTAGGTTTAATTGTGCATGTAGCTCATTAGGATTACATTCCAGAGCCATCTTTGCAGACTTCTCTGCATCATCCCACTTAGACATCTGAACAAGTGAAGCTGAAGCGTTGGCATAAGCAAGAGCGTAATTAGGGTCTAGTTCTGCTGACTTTAAGAAGTATTTAATAGCATCATCAAACATATCCATTTCATGGCATGCACGACCTAGAGATGTCCATAATGCTTTGTTACTAGGGGATTCTTGTAATGCTCTACGGAATAACTGATATGCAAATGCAGGCTTGTCACCCATGAGCCAAATGTAACCTAAGAAGTTTAGTGTAGCTGCATCATTAGGATAGACCATTAAGACTTCATTAATAATAGGTAAGGCTACCTCATACTCTTCTTTTTGTATCAGGTCATGTATTGCTAACTGTACTTTCTTTAATTCTTCTTTATCCAAAGTTTTCTTCTGTTAATACAGGTTGGTTTTTTTTAGCATCTTTTAACATCATTTTTAAGACTTCTACAATTTCTTCAGGGCTGTTACCTACAATTGTGTCTGCATCACTAAACGCCATAGGTCTATTAGTCTTGCTTTCATAAAAGACTTCGTTTAAAGCGTAATAACATTCAGGCTCATCTTTAGAAGCTCGTTTAATGATTCTATAGTTCCAAATCATTTTGTCATATCCCTTACTTTTTTAAATACTTCTCGTCTATCACTAAAACTATAAGAATCATTCCACTTTAAAAAGAAAGCAGTCCAACCATGATTGGCATGAAATTTTCCTGTCACTTTTTTACCGTTAATAGTGTCAAAATAAATCCAAGGGTAGTTAGCTACAAAAGTTACATCTATACCTATCTTTTCAAGTCTAGTTCTAAAGGTTGATAATCTATTATTCATCTTCCACTTCTAGTTTAATTTTGCCTATGTATTTATATTCTATTGGCAATTCATTTAAACTATTTAAAAGTCTTACTTCACCTTTATGGTTTTGCCATACATACATATATTTAGGTTGTCTAAGTATGTTATGCGGAAACTCTTTTTTAATTGGGTCATCCACGTTTAGTAGTCAGTTTAAGATATGGATAGTTTTCGTTTATTTCTTTTATCAGTTCTTTTGTTTGGTTAGGGTTATACATATCTATACCCTTTTGTTTTAGTTGCATTTCCACTACTGGTGGAATACTAGCAAAGTGCGCCCATTCTTGTTGAACACCTTTGTTCCAAACTTCAGGGTTATCTCTGGAATTTTTAATATTGTCTAACATGCCACTCAAATCTTGAGTAGAGGTTAGATAGTATGTATCTTTAGCAGGGTCGTAGTCAAAGTACTGACTTACACCTGTTACGCTATTGTGGTCAAATAATATTGGCATAATATAAATACAACAGAGGGAAAATTAATTCCCTCTATTATATCACATCTAATTACTAACTACCTGTGTTTTGCACTTTTGCATGTGCGTCAGGGTTCTGAACTACTAAAGCATATTCTGCTGTTAATAGATACTTAGTTGAGTCACCAGTTTTAGCAAGTTCTTCTTTGCTTAAAGGTCTGAGTGAAGCTAAACCAACATAACCTGGGTCAATACATAGCACAGCTTCATCACGCATGAAACGGTCAAGTTTCACAGTGTGGTTACCGAAGTCAGAAACGTAAACGTCTGCTGCACCAGTAATGATTGCTTGTGTTGTGCCTTGAACATTGTTGTACTTAGTAGCAATACCTACGAAGCCAGAGAAACGTGACTTGTTAGTTGCTGACATAAGGATTGTTGATGGTTCGCCACCATCTGCCCAAGCTAATTGTAAAGCTGACTTTAAGTCTGCTTCAACGAATGTTACTTTTGTACCATCTGTAGGTGCTGCAACAGTTCCGTTTGAGAAACCAGGTGTTGTACCAGATGTAGAACCTGTAGCTAATACTCGGTTAGTAATCCAAGATTCAATACCTGCTGATGTACGAGCTGTTGCTGCGCCACCTGCTGATGATGCTTGGTTACGTACGATAGCATACTCCATGTCCCTCTTCATTTCCTTACCGGCTTTCATAAGTTGGTAAGCAACTTCAGACTTACGACCATACTTACGTACTACGTCATATGTGTTTGAAATTTGAACTGTTTTGCGTGAGATTTGAGTATAGTTACCTAATACTGTTGTTGCTGCTAATGTTGCGTATGAAGCGTCATCACCTTCAACTTGTGCATTAGTTGTTGCTGCTGCTAATGCATCTGTTTGCCATTGATGGTAAGTTTGACCTGCTGACATACGTTTTGCCATTGATAACAATGGTGTGTCTTCTGGTGAGATGTCAAAAATCACATCCTCAAAAGATTCCGCTATACCTTTACCGGTATAACTATTGGTTGCTGATGCTGCCATGATTATGGTTTCCTTTTAAATTAAAGCATATTTTCTATAAGTTTTTGAGCTGCGTCTGACTTACCTGTCTTACGTAATTGCTCACGTAATTGACGATAGTTAGAGTTAGCTTCCGCTTTAGTATCTTTAGACCCAGGTTTCACCACTGGCTTAGCGTTTGATACTTTTTTCTTCACAACTGAATTTTGTTGTAGTTTGCGCCATTGCATAGCGTCATGCAGAACCTTTACGTGACGAGGGTCAACAATTGAGTTGAGTTCGGCATCAGAGAATCCATAATCCTTGCCAGTAGATAACAATGCTTGGTTAGTCTCAGGACTCCAATTTGGTATCTCTTTTGCTAGGACTTCTTTTCCCTTTGCTATCTTCTCAGCCATCAATTGCGTTTGCTTATAAACGACTTCTTGCTTTTTGGCTTCAAACTGTGAAACGAGTTGGCTACGTTCTTGCTGTAGTTGGTTGTATGTAAAGAAAAGTTTTTGCGCTTCCACAAAGTCATTATCAGACAATTGATTCCAATTCACGTTAGCATATTGGTTCAGTTGTTGGTCTAATGATGTGATTTTCGCTACATCTTCAATTAACACATTGTTAAGTTGCATTTGCTCTTGAAAGGCTTGCTCTTGAGCTTTTATACTCTCAGCATACGCTTCTAGCTCTTTACGTTGTTCTGCGACTTGTTGTGTCTTTTGCGTGTAGTCTAAGCCTTGTTGTGCTAATGCTACGACTTCGTCTAGTGGCTTCTCAACATCTTCACCATTAACCTTTAGTTTAAGGAGAGTAGGAACTTCATCTTCCGACTGTTCTTCTTCCTCAGCTTGGTCGTCTGGGTCTTCTGTTGCTTCTTCTGATTCTACTTCTTCAGTATCCTCAGCCTCAGCTTCTAGTGGTGGTTGTTCTTTCTCTTCGTCTTGAAGTTCAGGTGGTTTAACATCTGACTCAACACTATCACCTAGCATAGCCTCTAATCGGCTTTGTGGTGACTGTTCTGCGACTTGGTCACTCATAGTTTTGTTT